GGTTTGTTTTAGTAACCGCATTTAAGAGATTCAGGAATAGATTATGAACCGAACACCAACAAATCTGAAACTTTTAACAGGAAACCCGGGTAAACGGCCCCTGAATAAGTCTGAAGCTATCCCAAATTATGAGTTACCTAAAACACCCAGTGAACTCGATAGCCGCGCCAGAAAAATATGGCGGGAACGCGGCGCAAGACTGGTAAAATTAAAACTCATGTCGGAAATTGATGATGCTATTTTTATTGGATATTGCCAATTAATGAGCTGGGTTTTGCAATTAATGAGAGATGTTAAAAAAGAAGGGTTATTTATAGCGGTTTATTTAAAAGACCGTGACGGTGAAGTGATATGTGATTTAGAAGGTAAACCGATAATTGACGAGATGATTAAAAATCCAAAACTTCTCGAAGCGCGGTTAATGTTTGATAAAATCAGACTCATGTCCGCCGAACTTGGAATGACACCCTCCGCGCGTTCCGGGATATCGATTCCGAAAACAGACGAGGAAGATGAGATGGCAAAATATAATGAGCAATTAAAAGCGCAGAGGAAGAATGCTTAATCAATACCGCGCCGAAGAATACATTAACGATGTACTTAATGAAAAGGTTCTTGTTTGCGAACTAACTCGCTTGGCCGTGAACCGGCATGTTAATGATTTGAAGCGGCAGTGGATGGAGGATTTCCCTTATTATTTCGATGAAGCCGCAGCAAAGCTTGACCGTGACTTTTATAAATTTTGCAGACACTCTAAAGGAGAATGGGCGGGACAGATAATAGAGCCAGAGCCGTGGCAACAATTTATTGACTGGAATATTTTCGGCTGGAAGAAATTAGACGGTTCAAGACGATTTAGAGTAGTTTATGAGTGTATGGGGAGAAAAAACGGTAAAACAACAAAACTCGCAGCTAAGGGAAATAAATTTGTTGGTTTCGACGGCGAGGAAGGTGCTGAAATCTATACGACCGCGACTAAAATGGATCAGGCTAAAAAGCTTCATCAGGAAGCCGTCCGTATGGTTAAGCGCTCCCCGGCATTATCAAAACATCTCTCGGTACGAATCAATTCAATATTCAGTCTCGAAACCAATTCGATGTTTGTTCCTTTGGGGCAGGATAGCAAAACAGAGGATGGCGCTAATGTATATGTGGCCTTTGTGGATGAGTATCACGCACACCCCGATTCTGGTATGTATGATGTCATGCGTTCCGGTATGGGGTCGAGGCGGCAGCCGTTACTTTGGGTTATTACAACCGCCGGATTTGAAAAAGATTGCGCCTGTTATAGGGAGCAGGAGTATGCGGAAAACGTCTTGCGGGGAATCGTCAAGGATGAATCTTATTTCGCGATAATTTACACTCTTGACGACCCCGAAACCGAATGGATGGATAAAACCAAATGGAAAAAGGCTAATCCAAATCTGGGGGTTTCAATTTATTGGGATGATATTATAGACGAATTTAATAAGGCCGTTAATTCTCCCACAAATCAAAATGCTTTCAAAACAAAGCGCCTTAATATTTGGACGCAGGCAACCGCACTTTGGATAACCGATAAATCATGGATGCTCTGCCAGGAGCCGGTCGATGCGGACGCTTTAAAAGGGCGCAGTTGTTATCCGGCTTTCGATTTATCTACAAGTCAAGACTTTACAGCATGGGTATTATGCTTCCCGCCCGAATCAGAAAATGAACCATATAGATTTCTATTCCGATTTTTCCTCCCACAAGAAGATTTAGAGGAAAACGTTCCCGATAAACATCTTCTTAGTCAAATCAGGCATTGGATTAAAGAAGGGTATATTTCCACGACACCCGGTAATTTTATCGACTACGAATTTGTAGAAACGCAAATATTAAAAGATGCAGAAATTTATGACTTTCAAAAGATTGCTTACGACCCTCACAATGCGTCAAGTATAGTTACAAAATTAACGAATGAAGGTTTTGAGCTTATACCCTTAAATCAGGGTTACGCTGCAATGTCACCGGCTTCAAAGGATTTTGAAAACAAGGTTCTTGCGGGTAAAATAGCTCATGGCAACAATCCGGTTATGAAATGGATGATTAGCTGCACGGAAGTTTCACAGGGGCCGTCCGGGGATATTAAGCCTGTTAAACCCGAAAGACACAAATCAAGCAAGCGGATTGATGGCGTTGTGGCGGCAATAATGGCGTTAGATTCGGCGGTTAGAAATACGCCGGAACGTTCAGCATACGATGATTTTCATGAGGTAGTTGCAATATGAAAATAACAATAAGAGATTTAATAATTTTATCTGGTCTTGTTTCGCTATTTATCGGGCTTTGGCTCTGGTGGGTTCCAGCTGCGTTCATAATAACCGGAATAATAGTTTCGGGTTTCGGGTTTATAAAGGGTAAGTAAATGGGATTTTTCCCAACAATAAAAGAAATGCGATCCTCGCTTGCAACGCCTGAAAAATGGCTCGTGGACTGGTTTAAGGGTGGTGTGGAGACAAAATCTGGTATTTCTGTTAATGAGAATACGGCTGTTAATTTCTCCGCTGTATTTAATGCCGTAACTATTATCTCCGGCACAATAATGCAGTTGCCGTTTATTCTGTATAAAAAAGACAAAAACGGAGTCCGGGAACGAGCAACGGAGCATCCTTTATATGATTTAATGCATCGAAAAGTCAATAAACGCATGACTGCAAGCTTTTTTAGGCAGACTATGCAGGCTCATTTGGTACTTTGGGGTAATGCTTACGCTCAAATAATTTACGGCAAAGACGGCAGAGTTAAAGAATTATGGCCGCTAAGACCCGGTAAAATGAAGGTTGAACTTGTAAATAATGAGCCAAAATACACCTATCAGCGGGATAATGGCGGTGATTATGTATTCGGAGAGGGTGAAATTCTGCATTTAGCCGGACTTGGGTATGATGGAGTAATGGGTTACTCGGTCGTTCAACTCGCCAGAGAAACAATTGGCCTCGGTATGGCAATGGATGAATATCAGGCAAGATTTTACGGTTCCGGGACGCATCCTGGCATAGTTGTAAAGCATCCGGGGAAATTGAGCAACGAAACACACCAGCATCTACAAAAAAGTCTCTCGGATAAATACTCCGGGTTAGGTAATTCTCACAAACTTATGGTGCTTGAAGACGGCATGGAACCGTTCAAGCTTGACATGCCTCTTGCGGACGCTGAATTTATCGCTTCAAAACGTCATACAGTTGAAGATATTGCCAGATGGTTCAATTTACCGGTTCACATGCTCAAAGACCTCGAAAGAGCAACAAATAACAATATTGAACATCAGTCGATAGAATTCACACGGTTTAATATGGCGCCTTGGTTCACTTTGTGGCAAGATCAATGCGGTATGGTATTAATTTCCGAATCTGAGCAAAAAACTCATTGGTTTGAATTCATTTTAGACGCTTTGTTGCGGGCAGATACACAAACAAGATACGAGGCTGAATCAAAAGCGGTTTCAGGTTCAATTATGACTCCCAATGAGGTAAGAAAACTTGAAAACCTGCCTCCAATTGAGGGCGGAGATAGGTTATTTGTGGCAGTTAATCTTATGCCGATAGATCAGGCTGGGCAAAATATATTAAAGGCAGACACGGCAAAACGTGTCAATGCCCTGATTCAGGGGCTTTATACAGATGCATTCGGGAGAATGACCAGGGCGGAAGTAAACGGAATAAATAAACTCGAAAACAAGGACACTATCACGGTTATAACTGATTTTTACGATTCTAAGCGAGATTACTTTGAGAAAGTGCTAAATCCGGTAATAGAATTTCATTTTAAAGCGAATAATGATATAAATGCAGACGCTAAATTGCTCACAAGGATAATAATTGAGCGGTATATAGAAGATTCAAAGCAGGAATTATTTGATAACAGGGATATAAAAAACCTATTTGAGTCATGGGAAAAAACAAAACATACCCGATATGCGGAAATAACAGCCGCGAAAGTGGGGATTCAATGAAGAATAATGACATCGAAAGAAGGTTTATCCCGATTATAAATGCTGAAATGAGAGCGGATAAACAGGATGGGAAACGCTATTTGAGGGGTTATGCGGCTGTTTTTGGTCAATGGGGCTCGGAATCATACGGGTTCAAAGAGAAAATAGATCCCGGGGCGTTTTCGGACAGCATAAACAGTGATGATATACGTTCGCTTTTTAATCATGATATGAATCATGTTCTCGGGAGAAATATAGCCGGAACATTGACACTCAAAGAAGACAATCGGGGCCTTTACATGGAAACCCTGATAAACGAGGACGATCCGGACGCAATGTCTGTTTTTGCGAAAGTTGCAAGGGGTGATGTGACCGGGCAGAGCTTCAGTTTTACCACGGAAAAAGACTCTTGGGTTTATCCTGATGCCGGATTACCGGAGCGCACAATCGAAAGAGCAAAGCTTTATGATGTTGGCCCGGTAGCGTTTCCATTTTATGAGCAAACGGATGTGTCGGTTGCTCTAAGAATGATTGAAAAACGAAATATCGAAATAAATAAAATAAAAGCCGAAGAAAGACAAGGGTCTGGATTCGAAATCAAAATTAAAAAACTTAAACTGTATTTAATCGAAAAAGGATTTTAATCATGACAGACAAAATCAAAAAGCTTCGCGAAGAGCGCGCAAATGCGGCTCTCGAAATGCGCAAAATGCTCAACCTAGCAGAGGATGAAAAAAGAGAGTTGACATCTGACGAAAACCTTAAATATCAGCAGTTTAATAAGGTTATCGACGATAATGCCGAAAAAATCACACGCGAAGAAAGACTCGTTTCTATCGAAATCGAGATGAATGAAAACGCAAATAAGCGAATCGACGAGGGCGGAACTCATAATCAGAACAGCAAAAAAGAAGCCCGGGAAATTATTGAATCTGTAAGCCGTAAAGGGTTGGACTCGGTATCAAAAACCGAACTGGAAGAGGCAAGATGCGATGTTTACAGCCGTTATCTCCTCGGGGAAGATATTAGGGCTGAATCCCGCGCTTTACAAATGGACTCCGATATTTACGGCGGCTATCTGATAGCGCCCCAGCAGTTCGTAAATACGCTTATAATGGGGGTCGATAACGATGTTTTTATCCGCCAGTTTGCAACAAAAAACACGGTAATAAATGCAACAAGCCTCGGGATGCCGTCTCTCGATAATGACCCCGCTGATCCCGCATGGACAGCTGAAATCGCAACCGGAACCGAAGATTCGACAATGTCTTTCGGCAAAAGAGAGCTCAATCCTCACCCTCTAGCAAAACTTATCAAGCTTTCAAACAAGCTTCTCCGCGCGACTTCCAGCGGCGCAGAGGCACTCGTAAACGACAGGTTGAGATATAAATTCTCGGTTGTCGAAGAGAACGCTTACCTCAACGGAACCGGTGTCAATCAGCCTTTGGGCGTGATGGTTGCCTCAAATGACGGAATTACAACCAGCCAGGATGTTTCGACTGGAAACACGGCTTCGACACCTACATTCGATGGTCTCATTGAATGTAAATATTCATTAAAGGCACAGTACTGGAACCGGATAAGGTGGATATTTCATCGCGACTGTTTGAAGCTTATCCGTAAACTCAAGGACGGTGAAGGTCAATACATTTGGAAAGAAAGCGTTGTTGACGGCGAACCGGACAGAATCCTCGGTTGCCCGACTCACATGTCCGAGTATATGGGAAATACTTTCTCTGCGTCTGAGTATGTTGGTATTCTCGGCGATTTCAGCCAATATCACATTGTCGATGCTTTATCATTGACAATACAG